TTTTCATCCATCGCAAGTGGTATGTCATCTATCTTTTTGTTGATTGTGAGAAGTCTGGTATTCTTTTTAATGGGTACAGCTTTGATTACGACATCAACACAGTAGACTCCTCTCATAACTCTCTAAGCCAATTAGTAAATATTGTTCCGAAATTAGTTACTTCATGATAAAACTCCAATAGTTCTTTGTCGTTTTCGTCAGACATCTTTTTATACAGTATGTCTCCCATCTTATTTACTTCTGATATAAATTCATTACCAGACTTTTTAATGGTCTTTCTGTAGACGTTTGGGTACTCATCCCTCACATCCTCCATGTAGTCCATCATTATCGGTAAAATACCTAACAATGCCGCTAGCTTCTTCTCTTTGGTTATAGATTTCTTTTTCATCTTCACTTAAATTATTATAATTATATTCTTTATCAATTAGCATTTCTTCCTCTGTCTCATAGTAAGGAGCATCTTTGTAGCCAAGCTCTACCTTTGTGGTGTCAATATTTTTGATTGATTTTAAGATTCTTTTCTGAATGGAATGATAAGAAATATTCTCTTGTTTGCTTATGTCCATTAATGATTTTCCTTCAGATATAAGCTTACTGATTTTCTTCTTATCTCTCTCGAACAATATATTGTTCTGTTCCATCGTGTACTGACACCTTGAGTCCATGGTTTCTAAGTTCTTTATGTCTATATTCTTGTAATGGTGCTGGTTTTTTACCTGGAGCTTTTACCTCAATGAACTCAACGTCAGAGTTTTTAGGTATCGCTATAATGTCAGGTATTCCAGTCTTATTAGTTACTGATAGTTTTATTACGTAATATCCAGCCTTCTCAAGCTGATGGATTAGTTTTGTTTGAACTTTCTGTTCTGCTGCCAAAAGTGATATAATATTTGTGAATATGTGGTCCTAAAGACTTAATATCTGCAAACTTAATAAACTTTCCGTTACTATCCAATACTTTTACTTGTTTTATTTTTATTCCAGTTTCATCGTAAGTGTAATCTGATACTTGCAGCGTTACTACTTCTGGTCGCTCTAAGTCAAACTGCTCACATAAAAGTAGAACGTTTGGGTCATTTAATATTTTCATCGAACTTAATTTTTAATTGATTAATTTGTTGTAATTCCAATTGCTCTATCTGCCATTCAATCTTCTTCTTCTGTTGTTTTAACTCAGCAATTGAACGTTCTATTTGTTTGATTTTATCCGTTAGTTCTTTCATAGCTTTTCGATTTCTTGTTTAACTTCTTGCCAATACATAGTACTTAACACAACTTCTTTAAGTATTTCATCAACTGCAATTAACGCACATCTTATTCCGTTGCGTTCACCGTCTCTGGTATTGTTCATTGTAAATTTATCAATTAACTCTAATGCTTTGTATTTTGGTTGCATAATCCTTCTTAAAAATGTTTAATGTGTATTTCTTTTTATCTTTTACAGCTTTGTATATCTTGTCCTCTATTCCTCCAACTGAGAAAATCCAATATACTTTATTGAACTTCCTGCTCATCGTAGTCAATCGGTCTCTTGCTTGCCAGTAGCTAGTGGCACTAAAGTCGATATTATAGAACACCAAATAATCAGCATTCTTTAGAGATATTCCCTCACGCCCTGAGACAATCTGTAGAGCGATATTCTTATTGGTAGAATCGAACTCATCTATGTCAGTAGTTAGGTTGTCACCAAATACTTGTTTTAATGCATTCAGTTCTTCTTTAAATTTGTAGAAAATTCCAATCTTACTGCCAGAGAATCTAGCTTTAATAAACTCAGCCTTACTTGAGTCAATGACCATACTATCACCATTCTCAAACTTAACAGTACCGCTCCATAGCTGATGTAGTTTTTGCATTAACTTAACTGGAGTGTCTGCTAGTATTGTGTTCAATTTTCCATCAACAACTAAATTTTTCTCTAGTTTTTTTACAATAGATTTAGTCATGTCAGACATCTCTACGTATAGAATTTCTTCCTCAATCTCAGTAGAGAAACCTGCTTGTTCTTGAGTAAACGTTATAACATAAGGAGCTATAGCTGACATTATCCTATCTTCATTCCCTTTAGAATAATCGTTTACCATAAAGCCATTAATCTTTTTCTGAAACTTGAAAACATAATCATCAGCCCATCTGTAGAAGCTTTTGTATTCTTTGAACGGACTATAGTCAGACACCCAGAACTGATGATACACTTGACTGAATGACTCTGGCGACATTGTTCCAGATAGGAATATCATCGGCTTGCTAGAGAATAATTTCTTATACAACTTGGTTGACATCCCAGGTTTAGGTATAGAACCAAAGCGGTGATGCTCGTCATGTATCACTAAATCGTAGTTACCATGGTCTTCAATCTTATGCATTGACTCGTCATTTATGACTGTCAACTCAAATGTATATCCGAAGTCCTCGTAGTCTCCGATTATGGAGCTTATAGCCTTCTTTTTAGTTAAGAATAATACTTTGTTAGCACCGTACAATTTAGCGGTCTCCAGAGCTGTCAATGTCTTTCCTGTCCTTACCTCCATACTTATATAAACCATCTGCTTACCTTTAAGTATAGCTACAGCTCTGTTAGCTATGTCAATTTGATAATCTCTTAATTGTTTCATTGACTTCATTTATTGTTTCTTTATGTAACTCTTTATCGTAATTCAACCATAGCAACTGCCTATTCAACTCTCTTATACTGTGTGATGGTTTGAACGATAGCTCGGTATTACCTAATAAAAAATTATAAGCCTCTCGATAGTCATTACACATTTCAGATAGTGCTTCTTTTCTTTTGGTATTATTCCTAGCATACTTAAATATTTGAGATGTGAACTCAAGTTTTTCTTTAATTACGTCTTTACAGAAACTCATACGACTTTTTGTTAAATGTTACACTTTTTCTTACGACTCTTCGTAAAAAATCTCGACCTCATAACCTAAATGCTCTAGTACTTGTTCTAATATAGTACCAGCATCTTGGTTATGACAAGGTAGTTCAACGTCATTTACCGTTGTGATTGTGCCATAATTATAGCAGCAACCATCTCCACAAGAGTACTCATAATCTATTAGCTTTATCTTTAGAATTGGCTTCATAGTATTTGTTTTAAATTGTTAGTGAAGTGGGCTGGACTCGAACCAGCACGATTAGTTCACGAATTATTAATCACCCACTTTTGCAAGCAGCTCGGGGTTGCGTCTTCCACGACAGGGTATCCCCTATCCTTCCGCCACCACTTCAACGCTGTCTTTCCAGCTGTCAATAGTTTTAACTCGATGCTATCAAGTCAACTTGCACTATAAGTTTTTTTTCTCATTTCGTTTATTGGTAATAATAAATCTTCATACCCACTTATGCTTTCCCCTATATATTCGTGGCAATAAGAAGCCCTTTCTAATCTATTTCTTGCTGATTTATCTGTGTCTTCTTTTATGGTCCTTGATTTACCATTATTTGTAGTGCCTCTCCATTGTTTACTTTTATTAAAGTATTCGCCAAGAGCTGGATTAACAGTTTTTATAAAGCATAATCCGTCTTGATTTTTTATAACACCTCCAGTAAATTCTGACAACTTAACCCCCAACCCCATCCCTTGGAAATCAGGTATTATTACTATTCTACTTATAGCAAAACCATTAGGGCAGCCCTTTCTTGGTTGGTTAATTATTGCTACAATACCAACTGGCTTATCACTCCATTCAAACAACAAAAACTTACAACTCTTATTTACATCTTCTGTTAGATAATGATGTTTTTTGAAGAAGTTCCAAGTTTCAGCTTCGACTCTACTAACTTGTAATGAGATTTCTGGTCGCCTTCGATAGTCACACCTTTCGAGTGCGCCTCCTTTTTGTGGTGAACATGTCCAATCAGGCATTAACCATTCTAAAATATCGTAATGACACGATGCAACTATAATCCTTTTATTTTCTCTACGAATGTATTTCTGTAATGCAAAACTCATAGCTTTTGCAACATCTCTATCTACAACAGATGTATATTCATCAACTAATATAACTTCACCATCTTTAGCAGAAGCAACCAAGTAAGCTAATGTTGCTCTGTATTTTTCTCCATTACTTAGCGTGTGAAATGGTCTTAACCAAGTAGGCACAGAACTTAAACCCATTGAGGTTAAAACCAATGTAGCATCTTTTGGCTCTAACCAATCAAAGTTACTAATCAGTGGTTTTTCTGTATCAAAGTTTATCTTTTTTACATCCCCCATCTTTTTTAAAATAGTTGTTTTTCCGCTTCCGCTACCTCCTAGGATTACCCCAATATTCCAGTTAAATTTTTTAGCCTCCCCTAAATTCATAGGGATAGATACAGATGTTTCCTCTTTGTTTTGAATATCAAATGCTTCGTACACATACTCGGTGTATTTGTCGTTTAATATATTTGATTTTAATTCAATATTTGCCATAATTATCTATTTTAATAAATCATCAATACTTTGTGGACGATAGCCAATCAAATGAGTGTCAACATTGTAATACTTTTTAAGTGTTGGTGAAGGCTTGCTGTCTTTGTCTAAATAACTGCTATTCACAATAACTTCCTCAAGTTTATTTAAGTGGTGTATGTGAGCATGGATATTACCTCTGTAAAACTGAGCTTCGTTTGGATGTATAGGAACATGAGTAAGCAAGAAGCCTTTATAATCAACAGCTCCTGCAACGCTTTCTACATAATTTAATAACTCCTTTACGTTCTGTCTCTTGTCATGGTTTCCTAAAACAACAACCTTGCGACCATTCAATAAGTCAAGCTTAAAGTAATGGTCTGGCTTCTCCATTGTTACATCACCAAGTATGTACGTAAGGTCTTTCTTTTTTACTACCTTATTCCATTCTTGTATTAAATACTCATCATGTTTCTCTGGGTCATCCCATCCTCTGTACTTAGCCACGCTTGCATGTCCAAGATGTAGGCATCCGATAAAACGTACTGTGCTCATAATTCTAAATTTGTTTGTTCTGGTAATTTTACTATAAACTCTATGCTCTTTCCATTTGACGTTCTTACTGAACTCGGCTTGCTATCAAAAGCATACTCTCCATATATGTCAATCCATTTATAAAATTTATTTTGAGATATTTTATACCTACCATAATTTCCATAATCAGGATATTCATGCGTAAATGAATTAAATAAATCTTGTCCAAGAGATTTGACATTTGCTTTAGTGTTTAAGTTTTCTTTAGATACAGCCCATTCCCAGAAATCAGCACTGGTTTCGGCTATAAATTTACGAGTTTTTAAGTTCTTGAACTCACTAATAACCAAACTTTTATTTAAATAAAACTGTAAATTGTTTATCATGTAGTTATCAAACTTAATCCACTCCTCCTCAGACCATCCACTAAACAACATGTGACCAAACTCACTCTCTGGTGTGAATGACTTCTTGTAGTACTGCTTAAACTCTAAATCCCACTTACGTCTTTCAAATGAATTACCTGCGCCTTTTATTGCATAGTTGGTGGTAATTATTATCTTAGGACTGTCCTCGAACTCAAGTTTTATCTCGTCCTTGTTCTTTTTCTCTAAGGTTATACCTTCTGTGATGATAGAGAATAATTTAACAAAATCAAAGTGCTTGTTAACATCATCAAAAACAAGTACTTGCGTATCTACTTGAACACGTTGATAAGGGAAGGACTTTTGGAAGCTAAATCCCTTACCATCAATCGTCACCATTTTCTTCATGTGACTGATAGACTTAACAAAGATTCCTTTACCTGTTCCTCCCTCTGGATTGTCTGATATTACCTCGTCATTTAATATTATAGCTGGACAAAAGCTTGGCGGCTTATAACTGTGCATCAAGTAGCCTATAGTTGATTCTACAGATTTGATTCTCTCGCTGTCGTTACCTGATATATTATTAATGAAAATTCTAAACTCAGAGTCAGTATGGTTAGAACGTACAAAGTTTCTATTTATCTTTTGCTGTTCCCAAACCAAGCCATTTAAGTTCTTATACTCTATGGTCTCAACATCATTTCTTGTAACCTTTACAGCACAATTCTGATAATAGATGTATGATGTCTCAGAGTCATCATTCATAAATGTAGCATTGATTTTAGGTAGGAAATTAAGAAACGACTCAGTAAAAAACTTTGTATTCATCGCAAAGTAATTATAAACAGACATATCGTCAAGCTTATACAGGTAGTCAAGTATATAGTCTTTTATTATATCATCATTGGCATCATTAATTATGTTGTCAATTACACGAATAAAAACAAAATTATTTGAGCCATTAGGATAATACTTATAGAATCCATTTCTCTGTAGATAATCTCTAAATAAATGAGGAACTAAATCAATTTTTCCTTTGCTTGATTTGGTCCAGAAAATATCACAATCATCTTCTTCTATAAAGTCATCCACTGAATCAATACCAAACTCACTTGAAATCTCAGCAGTAGGAACACCCATCTTTACTTTGTTCTGAATATCAATAGTCTTATCAATATCTTCATAGAACTTAGTGTTGTGAGCTGACACATTTTTATATGCGCTACCTATTATAATTGGAATCTCATTACTCATGTCACCGTCAGTGTCGTATGAATTCAAGATAGATGTAGCAGATGCCCTATCTATACCAAACTCATTCAGGGCAGATGCAAGAATGTATAAGTTGTTATTCCTTGCTCCAGGTATCATTCCGTAATTCTTTGACCACCAAAGAGTCAAACGTCTGGTAATCTCATTAGTGTCGTCTATCTTTATGGTTGGTTTAACTACTGGCTTTACATCCTCTGTATTGTCAAGGTCAGACCAAGTAAATGATAACTCATTAACGTATATCTCAGGGTCATAAGACTCATAACAAACCCTTGAGATGTTCTTTGATGTAACGTCAAATTGCTCGCAATTGTAATACTTCTGTAATGAATTAAAATACTTCTTGTGATTCATTGGGTCTTTAGGAACTCTAACAAGAACTTTAAGTCCATCACCTGATGGCGATATAAAAACACAGTATGAATAATTATCGTTGATTAATTCCTCACGTTTAGAAAACAAGTGTTGCTCATCTCTAAATCCATCGAAATCAATACATATAATTCCGCTGTGTTCAACTATCTCACTATCAGCTCGTTTAGCGAACTTGCCAGAGAAACATATAGCAGGTAATTTCTTTTTCTTTATGTTCCGTAAGTCCTTTACTGACTCACTTCTGACATCTTCTACCAATACTTTAGATGCACCATTTTTAATTCTATCTATAGCTACACTAACGTCAACGAAATAAGGAGTAGATGTATCATTGATGGATTTGAAATAGGTTATCATATTCTTTTGTATCTTTTAAGTATTGTTTATCATTTCTAAAGCACTCTTCCATTCCTAAACCATGGATAATTGTTGCATGGTCTCTATTGAAGTACTCACCAATCCTCTGTAGTGGGATTCCTTTGTCTCTCATTTTTCGATACAAATAACAACGTTTGTGTTTTAGATTTTGCTTTCTTGACGGACTGTCTAAATTGTCTTTCTCTACTAACACACTTATCTTTTTTAATAGGTCTACAATACTGCTATCAGTTATTATAGACCCACAGTGCTCACATCTTTCCATAATTCTTGTTGTAATATTGTTTAGCTAACTCAGGAATAAATTCTATATTGTTGAATGGTTCTGGCATCCATATAGCAGCTTCAACTATCTGTTGGCGTTCCATTTCTTTGGCTTTTTGTATAGCTACTTTTACCCAATTCGGATTGTCTCCATATTCAGGCAATGTTAACTCTTGTACTAACCATTCTACTGCTGTTTTCTCCATTCTATCTCCTTTCTAATTAATTCTAAATGCCAATCAGCACCACCGTAATCAAGTACTGCCTCTAGGTAATCATCATCCATTTTACTTATTGGTATATAGGTCAATGGTTGTTTACCATCCTTTCCACGACTACCTCTGGTGGCATACTGCCTAACTCTTGAGAAGTCTTCATCTGAATAAACAGTATGCAAAGAAAGTTTCCTCATTTCTTTTCCACCGTATCTTAGATAGTCTGTTCCGCCATCTACCATTGTTTCGTTCTTACAGCTACACATTTTGCAATCGTGTCTGTGATAGCTTACTAATGTTTCTAAACATTCCAAGCATGTTACTGAGTTATAAACTATCTGTTTCATTGTATTTTTTATTTATGTAATTATTCCAATTATCAATCTTATTCCCATTGACAAATAACCATCCTATGTTAATGTCAAGCCATTTAATTATTTTTCTCATAATAATCTTTTACAAATCCAATAGCTACAATTGTATTTAAACCTATAGATGCAAGTATTTCGTAGATGTCTTCATACACATTAATAGATAAATGTATGTGACCAACTACCCAGAATGGAACTGTCAAGTTTTGACTTATCCATGACACTGTATAAGATAAGAATTTCATAGTTTTTCGATTTTAGTTATGTATTTTTCTTGGATGCTTGTATTAGGTTTTACATAATAAGTACCTCTCATTAAGAATACTCTATGTTGCTCAATTATGTCATTAAATTCTGTCGTTACAATGTATTGATTATCAGGATTAAATCTAGCATGAAATATTTGAGTGTCCTCTTGTTCCTCTAAACTTTTCTTATACCACTCATTTTTCTGCATCCAATCAAACAAACGCTCACGCTCATTATCAGTCATCTGATACCAGTATTTAGTGGTTAAATTCTGCCAAAACATAGCTCTAGCTATAGGTCTTGGTGGTATGCAAGCCTCAGCTAAAAAAGCTAGCTCAAAGAAGTCTATATTAAATGTACTCATAACTTGAATGCTTTAATTGTGTGTTCAAAAGGATTACCCTCAATGTTCTTGACTGATGTCAACATTTGATGTGCTAATTTTCTTACTTCAAATTGAGAATGTTCACTGTTTCTAAGCTTCAAGAAATGATAGAAACTTCTCCAGTTAAACATAACGTCCATAGTAATCTGAGAATTCATGGTCTTAAAGAATCTAGCTGACTCCTTAGCACGCTTGCGTCCAAGGATAGGAGTCAAATCTTCTAATGCTCTGTGATAAAGTTCGTTGGCTTCTTCAGTAAACATTAACAATCTGGTACTCCAATACGTTTCCTTCCAATCGCCAGGAAGATACATCTTGTCTTCCTTTAGCTCTTTATACCTTGCTGACTCACCGTTAATACTTACACCAACTCTGTGCTTTAATAAGTGTATATGGGTAGCTTGGTCAACTGTAACCAAGAAATGCAATGAGGACTTCTCGAATGGCGTGTGATGACCTTCAGATGCTAACATCTCTAATAGTTTTGGTATTCTGTCAACCTTGTCGCTAGACAAATCCCTTGAGGTTGATGTCCACGCTGACTGAGCGTGAACAGTATCATCTCCATAATATCCTAATAATTCTGACTTATTTTCCATATAAATTCTTTTTTACCAAATACAACATCGCTTATTTTATCTGAGTAAATAATAACGTGAGAGTCATTAAGTACATCACGAATCCAATCAGAATCCTCAAACCAACTGTCATCAATGTCAATCGTTATTTCTACTTTCATTTTTCTGAATTCTTTTTAAATATAAACAAGCATCCATTAATTCCTCAAGTAGGTGCTGTTTCCAATCAGAGTCGCTTAAATCATCTCTGTCTAACGTTGTGTTGTATTTCTCTATACCGACTCTTGAACGCTCTCTAAAGTCCTCTATTAGGCTCTCAACAATACTATCCTTCATGGTCTGAAATTTTTAATCCATACATAAGCGAGAACCAACACATCTCCTTTCTACAAGAAGCAATTGGGTATCTCAATTTCTTTTTTAAATAAGCAACGCTCTCTTCAACCCATTCATCATGCTGAGCATTGGTCATGGTGTACTGTTGAAACCAATCATCTTTTCTGTCCTTTATGTCTTCATAGGTGACATCGTGTCCAGCTTTAGAGAACATCGTATCAATCAGATGTTTCAATATATCATCATATTTTTTACTCATATCTAAAGATTTAAAAACCCCTCGTTAAAGGGGTTCGTTAACTAATATTTTGTCAATACTCTTGCCTACATAGGTTGCTGACAGTAAAGCACACCTTAGTACCTCTCCAACCTTATAGATATCGGCTGAGTCTGGTATTTGGAAGATGGCAATACAGTCATCACCCATATCTATTTTAATCTCTATCATCATTTCCGAAGTTATTCAAATCAAACCAGCTTCCTAGGTAGACTGGCATCATTATCCATCCGAAAATGATAGACATTACTACCTTCATAATTATAACACCTGAACTATCGTTCCCTTTATGCGTCACCCCCAGCGTAAATAACGCTGAGAAGATGACATAGAATATTATCCCTAACATCAGAACGGTAAAGCATCGTTAGTATCTACTGGTGGTGTTTGGATAGTAGAAGCCACTGGACTGCTACCCACCTTGTCAATTCTAAACGCTGTAAGTGTATTAAAATACTTAACCTCACCAGCTGGGCTTGTCCACTCACGACCTTTAAGATTGAAGCTTACCTCAACCTCTTGACCTTCCATAATGTTGTCAAGCAACGCAGTCTTGTCTTGCGTCAGCTCGAACTGGATGTCTTGCGGATAATTAACATCAGAGCGGTCAACAACAACAAACTCACGTTTGCTAAATTTCTCGCTAATTACTTGTGTCGGTTTTACAACCTTAATGACACCACTCATTTTAAATGCACTCATTTTTTGATTTAATTAAATTAAAATAATATACAGCATATTCTTCGGCTGCTGATAACCGTCTCTCAATCTTAGCAATATCATCATCTGTTAGCTCTACTGGAACAACTGTAACTCTAAGATTGTCAGGCAAATCGTCCATATAATGTAAACTATCACTTTCCCACTCAGGTTTTATTTCTTCAGGAGTACTAGCCAATACGTGAGCTACC